TAATAGCATTCGTAGATGTAGCTAATACACCGCCAACACCACCATATACATAAAGCCCATTAGCATAAATAAGTGAATCGATAACACTTGTAGTTCCTGAAGTTCTAGTAATCCAGTTTACCGCACCATTGTCTGGTAGCAAACCCACCTGAGCATACAATTCAGGATATGCAGCCTGACTCAGAATGCTTCCATCTAATATTATATGATCTGGCGGTACATATCCAGCATCTAAAACCTGAACAACCTCTCCTACCTTAGGCTGTTCCTCCATATTAGCAAGTAGAGTAAGTTCACTCATAGAATGATCCATCCTACAGTACTACCACTATAGAATAACGTAATGCCACCGTTCATTACATCTATAGTTAAATCCTCAGAAAGACTCATTATCTTTTCTCCGTTACGTGCAACTGTGCTGTTGGCGAATCCAGATAAGTTTGTCACACCTACATAATCAAAGTTTGCAGGTGTGGCAGGTAAAGTCAATGTAACATTAGCCGTGAGTATGTATAACGTCTGTGTGTTAGCGGTTGTATTTGCACTTACATTGACTGAAGAAGTATATGAGAGTCCTGCTGGCCCTTGCGGTCCTGGTACGGTAGAAGCGGAACCAATAAAGCCTGCAGATCCGGTAAAACCAATCGAACCAGTATAACCGAGTTCGCCTTGAGATCCAGTAAAACCGGCACCCTGTGAACCAGTAAAGCCTATGCTACCGGTATATCCGATTATATTGGATTCTAATATATCTTTAACACTTGTAGTCATTTTTTACTCTCTTTAAATGTATCTTTAACTATTTAAACGTCCTGAGTATTGGTTGATGGGAATGCTCTCCCCTCACCCCAAATAATTCTTACAGCTCCAGATGCGCCAGCTGAAGCCAAACCCGTACCATTATCCCAAGAGCCACCGCCGCCACCTCCCGGAAATCCTCCCGCGCCACCTCTTGATCCTGCACTAGCTAATCCGTTTCCATTACCACCATTGGTCGTAACACCTGAAACACCTAAACTCGCGCCGCCGCCGCCACCTCCGGTAATGTTATCTTGTCCAGTTCCTCCATTGCCGCCGCCGGTGTTTCCTGTACCTGCAGTAGTATATGTTCCACCACCACCGCCGGCACCTGCCCCAGCACCATTAAATCCTGTTGTAAAGGATCCGTAACCCGAAATCGATGCGGCTCCATTACCACCTTGACCATTATATCCTCCAGCTCCACCGCCACCAGCGCCGCCGTCATAACCAGCGCCACCGCCGCCGCCATTACCGCCACCAGTTGTTACACCACCAGGTGTCCCAGTAAAGCTAAATGTACCTCCAGTAGAACCTGGATTAGTGCTATAGGGAGCGCCACCCTGACCTCCATCAGCGGTCATTATGAACGAGCCTACCGTAAATCTAGATAGACCACCGCTCTCTGATCTGGTATTTTTGCCGTTGCCGTTACTGCCGCCAGCCCCGACTACAACTGTATAAGATACACCTGGAGTTACTGGAATATTATTAACATAGGCTAGAGCACCGCCACCGCCGCCGCCACCGCCACCATCTCCTGTATTTCCATCGTCGCCAGCGCCGCCGCCGCCAACACAGACCACACATATTGATGTTATCCCAGAAGGTGCTGTCCAGCTATATGTACCAGGCAAAATATATGCTTGCTGCCCAGCTGGGGCAGGAGCAGAAGAAAAGCTACCTATTGATTTAATAAACCAACTCATATGGCACCACTTGCAATCCATTCATCGGTGTCTACTTTTAATAAAGTCGCACCTTGCCATCTAGCTGTTATCGAAACACTTCCGCCAGAAGTACCATTTAGTGTCACGCCACCGGCAGCTTGAATAGTCGTAGCACCAGTTCCTCTTCTTATTACTGCAATTACTGTTCCAGTAATAAAAGGTACACTTAAATTAGTAGGTATAGTTACCACATTAGTTGAGGTGTTTGCCGAAGTGACAGTTTTTCCTGCATCTGATAGCAATAAACTATAAGCAGTTCCGGTATTTATTGTAAGTAAGGTAGAGGTGGCGGAAGAACCAGTGAAACCAACGTCACCTCTTGGTCCAGCCGACGCAGTTACTTGCCAGGTTGTACCAGAATATATGAATTCGTAAGTAACACCTCTAACATCTAGCGCGATATCATCACTTATATTTTCTACGGTTGAGCCGTTTCTACCAACGATCAAATTGTTTAATGCAAAATCTGAGTCATCGGTAATCTGAACAAATGTTCCTACAGAAGGTGTAGCTGGAAGATTTATTGTAAATGATCCACCTGAAGTATTTGCAATGATTCTATCGCCATCGTTAGCAGTATATGTGCTATTAATAGAAGTCCAAATAGGAAGCAACCCTTTTGAACCAGTAAACCCGGGTGTAGTTGATGCCGAACCCGTAAAGCCAGTTGAACCAGTGAACCCATCGTTACCCTGGAATCCGCGTGATCCAGTAAGACCAATTGAACCAGTGAATCCAAGATCACCTTGAGATCCAGCAAAGCCAGCACCGGCAGATCCAGTAAAACCAACCGATCCAGTGAAACCATCCGTACCAGCAGACCCTGTAAAGCCTGCTCCCTGAGATCCAGTGAAACCATTTGATCCTGCCGAACCAGAAGATCCAGTAAATCCAGCACCTGCAGATCCAACGAAACCAACCGATCCAGTGAAACCCTCGATACCAGCAGATCCAGTGAAACCAGCACCTGCAGATCCAGTGAAGCCAAGGCCGCCTTGAGATCCTATAAAGCCATTTGTACCGCTACTTCCAGTGAAACCAAACGATCCAGTAAAGCCGAATTCACCTTGAGATCCAGTAAATCCGATCTGGCCTTGAGATCCAATGTAACCGTCGACACCTATAGTTCCGTCTTGACCGCGGCTTCCAGTGAAACCTCTTGAACCAGTGTAACCAAGATCGCCTTGAGGACCAACGATGGTTCCTACATCATCCCAAGCCGAGCCATCATAAACCCAAAGTTCGCCTGTGGCTTGATCTATAACACCATTGCCCGTAACAGCCGATGGGAAATAATAGTCAAGTAAACCTTGCGGATCATTAGGACCACCCGTAGGATACGTAGCATTTACGTCTGCTACAGATCCAATGATACTCACAGATGTTCCGTCTATACCCTTTGAACCTGTATAACCTAATCCGCCCTGTGAACCGTCAAAGCCTGTATCACCACGACTTCCTGTAAAACCGATTCCACCCTGAGATCCATCAAAACCTTGAAGTCCTTGCGAACCAGTGAAGCCTCGTGAACCGACAAAGCCAATACCACCTTGAGATCCGTCAAAACCTTGAAGGCCTTGCGAACCAGTGAAACCTTGGATACCCTGTGAACCAATAAATCCGACAGATCCTGTAAAACCGATTGATCCAGTGAAGCCTTGAATGCCCTGTGAACCAATAAATCCGACAGATCCTGTAAAACCGATACTACCAATAAAACCTGTTTCACCTCGGCTACCGGTAAAACCTAGAGATCCTACAAAGCCAATCTCACCTTGACTTCCAGTATAACCAATTGAACCAGTAAAGCCACGAGAGCCTGCGTAACCAATTGGCTGAGGTTTATTTTCCCAGCGGCCTAATGTAGCGTTATATGCAAGATAATCATTATTCGATGGAAGTGGTGCGTGTACATTATGTAAATCATCTAAACTGTATCCACCATGAACATGTACAAGAACAACGCCCTCACCAGCATCATCTACACGAAGTACTCGAGCTACCTCGATTTTATAATTAGGCGCTTCAGGTTCAGTTTCGGTGAAGCCGCCTGGGTTGAGTGGATCAAGATAAAGTCTTGCCCCGGCCTGAAAGAATCGAGTATTTGCGCCAGCAACTTTACCAAATACAGTAACATAACCTTTTTCACCCGAATCGATGTCATGACTGGCTACACCAAGAACTAGATTAGGAGCAAAAAGTTCATTAGTTACATCTGCAACTACAATAACTGGAAGTTCACCAGATGCTCTCTGGTACATAACAACCTGACCGTCTTGAATATTACCATTCGCAACGGCATAGATAAGATGATCCTGACCTACGTGAAGAAAATGTGAACCGTTAATGTCAAATTCAAGAGCACCTTCGTCTTTATTCCAATAAAGTGACCGAGCAGGTACATCAAGAGGATCAAATGTAAGGAAACTTACTGAACTTACAGTCGTATTAGTAAATGTGGCAGTATTAGATGTAACATTACCAATAGATGCAGGACTAGACCATGTATAACCTTGCAAATAATTAGCATTATTTGCTACATAGGCAAATTGAGCATTCGTGGAGAATACAGCACTGTTAACATTTAGATTTTGTTCTTGTTTACCAAAAGCAAACTGAGCATTATTTGCTACATAGGCAAATTGAGCATTGGTAGAAAATACGGCGCTGTTAACATTAAGGCTTTGTTCTTCTTTACCGAAAGCAAACTGAGCTGTATTAGCGGTAAAAGCAAACTGTGAATTTGTAGCATATACTGCGGCATTTACATTCAGTGTTGAACGTGCTACCCAATATCTAGAGCCGTCAGTGTTTGATGATAAAATATCACCATTAGAAACTGGAATTCCTAATTGACGTTCTACTTCTGAAGGTAAATTATATCCCGGTACCGAAAATCCGGTATTAGTTGATGGTATCGCACCGGATAAAAATGTAAAACCCATATTAGACTACTCCAATATGCTCTGAGGATAATTTCTCTTCACCTGTAGCCCATACATCAAAAACACTGCTCGTCTGAGCTCTTACCTCAAGTCGATCACCGCTAGCAGAAGTGGGATCTCGTTTAAATAAGCTTCTGCCTTGAATTGGAATAAATGCGGTATCATTCGGCGGAACGGCTACACGACCAAAGTCGATTGTTATATTTGCTTCATTGATAAGTCGAACTTCAATCCAAACAACGTTTGCGGTTTTATTTTTTGCTGCAAGAGGTGTAACAAAGAATATCTCACCTGGGCGAATTGCACGAGTGTCATCAGTAGGATCACGAACTGGAAAGTTATCAGAAGGATCAGGCACGGAAAAGTCTGGTGCTTCGGCAATAGAAGTATACGTTACGCCTACATTGTTAAGTATAACATTTAATGATCTACCAGTTGATGGCGTTTTACAAGTAATTCTTGCCACGATTAAAAACTCCTTGAAATAGCTGTTCTTGTAGCGATCCGATTTACCGCACTTTCAAACGGAGGACCTCCTAATTCACCGGTATCAGCATTAATCTCGAGGCCACCAACAAAGATCGCATTACCTTGATCATCTTGTCCTGAGGCAATGACTACGCCATTATTTATCTCTAAAATAGAATCCTGAATAGTTGCGGCATTGCGAACCGGAGGAATTTTAGTAAGGGCCACACCAGCAAGGACACCTGTAAATGTATGACCGATTGCGGTAATTACAGAAGGTTCTTCACGTAATACCGGTGTTACAATTGTTGAATTCAACGTCGATACTAAATTGGCAACAATCACATCAGCATTTGCGTTGACACCTGAAAGAGCTTGAATTTGATCCTTCATAAAATTAAATGAATAGATAAATGCCGCTTCTTTATCGTTAGTAAATACCTTAGTGCCATCGACATCAAAGAGACCACGAGCAAAATCAATCATAGGCTTTTCATTCGCAGTCTGCAATACCCACGACATTGATTGTAGGAAGGTATTTGCATCTCGGCGAGTAAAAACTTCATCCTCAGCATTCCAAGTAGCTGTATAACCTTGCGAAACTAGATTACCCCAAAGATTATTAATGATTGGTGTTCTATTTGCATCAAGTGCCACCGCGGCATTCGCTTGAATTGTAAGCGGTATATTTACCTCATTCGGTTCAACAACATTTCGAGAACCTTCAGCAATCAGTGTATAATCACCGAACTGTGTCGAACACGATGAAAGAATAATCTGACCACCATTCAGAGCATAAAAGTGTTTATGTGCCCAGATACTTACTGCATTGACCGCATTAATAAGTGCGCCATTCTTAGCACAGTAGCCAATGCCGTTATGCGTCACTGGAGTCGCACCCCAAGTCATGATGTTGGGAAATATACTATACGGCGAGCAAACGTCTCCATCAGCGAGAGCGACGCCGGCGCCACGACCTACAAGAGGATTTGCATTGTTACGATCAAGTGGTGGCGCTACAACACCCCAATATGGTGGTGTGCGAACAGCAATCTTGTGAGCATAAGGCGCTCTAAGTATGACAGCACCTGGGCGGAATGATACGGCAAAACCTTCGGTTGGATTGTCAAGATCATCAACTCGGAAGCCTTCAAAAAGTGGACCTTCAATAAAGCAGCCTGAACCCATACGAATCACATTTCGTTCTTCATAACCTGGCTCAGGTTCAAAAATCACTGTTCGGTGAGCAGCACGAATCATCGTATTATCAGGCATATCAAGATGCCCTTGTGTTTGATAACGCCCTGGTGCAATATCAATTAAAAGTGGGGTAGTTTTAGTTGCGGCAAGTTCAAGAGCTTTTTCTACCGTTAATACAGGTCGAGACCAACTTTCGCCATTATTTTCATCATGTCCATTTTTAGCGACATAAATAATGTTGTCGACAGGAACGTCTGAGATGAATTGGACAATTTCTTGAACTGGGTCACCATCGCGTACATAATCTCTTTTAAAGAATAACTTGCCGTCAAAGAAGTTAAGCGCAAGTTCACCAAGGCTTAAATCTGCAAGTTGTGGGACTCGATCCTCGATTCCACTTCTTTTAATTCTAGGGTTATTCGCCATGAGGTCCTCAAAACTCTTTTATTACCAATATTTATAACTATCTACCTGTGTACTTATTTTCCGGGCTGGTTATAATGGGTTTAACCTAAATAAATACTATGGAATATTTATATGAATGTCTTATTGTGGAGTGGTTATGAAACTTGCTATTATTGATTGCATTGGATTACATTACGATGGAACTACTCTTGAAAAGAGAGGAATCGGTGGATCCGAAAGCTCAATCATCTCAATTGCAAAAGAATTAGTAAAACTCGGAATTGATGTTACGATCTTTAATGATTGTACAACCGATGAAACCAATCCAGGTATCTATGATGGTGTGCTTTATCAGCCTATTGGTTCTGAAGTTAAAGATAACTTCGACATTGTCATCAGCCAAAGGACTGTAATTCCTTTTACACCAATCAAACAATATGATCTTGTAAAGCAACCTGCTCCTCGTGACTATGATCCGAAGTGGTTTGTTCAATTCCAGTCCAAGAATATTCTGAAGATCCTATGGATGCAGGATACATTTATTTGGGGCGATGGCTTACTTGAGCCACTTGTAGTAAATGGACATATTGACGAAGTTTTTAATCTCAGCGATTGGCATATTTCGTATACTACTAATTGCAATCATGGTACTAAACGAATTTTTGAAGTACTGAAGAATAAGATCTTCCATACTCGCAATGGTGTAAATCGTTGGATTGAAGAAGTAGATATTGCTGCTAAGGATCCTTACCATTTTGTCTACAATGCATCCATTACGAAGGGGATGATTCCTCTTGTAAAAGATATTTGGCCGAAAGTAAAACAACAAATTCCTGAAGCACGACTTACGATTATTGGTGGGTATTACGATTTCAAGGATAATGATAAGTCACCTTATAAAGGTCAGTGGAAAGATCTTTACGAATCAGCAAAGAACGACCCTTCGATTACCTTTACTGGTATTATCCCTCAGCCAAAGATTGCTGAAATTATCGCCAACGCCAGTTACATGATTTATCCTGGCGCATATCCTGAAACCTCTGGTATTGCCACGATTGAAAGCCTGAATTAC